AAACATCCGATGGCACTGCTACTGCGCAAACGCCTGATCGTGATCGAGACGGAGTCAAGCTACGGGACGGATCCAACCCCGGACGGAGCAGACGCCGTACTCGTAAGGGATCTGAGCATCACTCCTCAGAGCAGTGATGTTGTTAGCCGAGATCTGATTCGTCCTTATCTCGGCGCATCTCAACAGCTGCTCGCTAATACTCGCGTTGAATGCACATTCAGCGTTGAACTTGCTGGTTCTGGCACCGCAGGTACTGCGCCTCAGTACGGAAAAGCATTGAAGGCATGTGGCCTTGCTGAAACTGTGGTTGCCAACACCTCAGTTACTTATGACCCTGTCAGCTCTAGCTTTTCGTCGGTCACCATCCACTACAACATTGACGGCGTACGTCACAAGATGACTGGCTGCCGTGGAAACGTGGCGTTGACCGCAAACGTTGGTGAGATCCCGACCCTGGACTTCACTTTCACCGGCATTTACAACGCCCCTGACGACACGGCTCTTCTGACTCCAACCTATGCGAATCAGGATGATCCGTTGCTCTTCAAGAATGGCAACACCACAAGTTTCGAGCTGCTCTCTTATGCGGGCGCACTGCAGAGTTTCTCGTTTGACCTGGGCAACAGCACCACCTATCGGGAACTCGTTGGTGGCTCCAAAGAAGTGCTGATCACTGATCGTGCTGCATCTGGCTCTGTCTCTATTGAGGCAGTTGCTTTGGGAACCAAGGATTACTTCGCATCTGCTGTTGATGACGATGCAGCCTTGGGGAACCTGCAGTTCACTCACGGCACTGTTGCTGGCAACAAAGTGCAATTCACCTCAAGCAAGGTCGATATTGGGGATGTTGCTTACGGCGATTCTGACGGCATTGCGATGCTTGAGATCCCGTTTACCTGCGTTCCTGATGCAGCAGCCAATGCTGAGTTCGACTTGATCTACACCTGACGCGAGGGAGATCAACACCTGAGGGAGCCTTTGCGGGCTCCTTTTTTTTTGTGTATGCTGAGCCGGCTTATCCCTTTATCTAATGGCTTTTGTTCGCAAGAAGAATAAAAACTTCAAGTGGCCTGTCGAAGTCAAAGAACCAAGCTCTGATCGCCCAGGAGAATTTGACACATCAGAGTTCGTAGCCATCTTCAAAAGAGTGAAGATGTCTGAGCTTGAAAAAATGGGTGATGCGACGGGCCTGCCTTTTCTCGAAAAAATCATGGTTGGCTGGGAAGGCATCGAGGAAGATGGCGAGCCTTTGGCATTCTCAAAAGAGCTGCTCAAAGAGTTCGCTGACGACGTTGATTGGCTGAAGTCAGTCCTCAACGCTTACACCAGCACTTATTCGGAGGCTGAAGCGGGAAACTAAAAGACGCTGCGCTCTATTGGGTTTCTGGCGGCAAGCAGGTCGAGGACAAGACCCAAGATGACGCTGCAGCGTTTGGCATGAAGCTGCCGAAACCCAAGGCTGAGGAGTCTGAGGACTTTGAGGTTTGGGAAGAGAACTGGGAGACAGTTCAGATGTTCCTGCGCGTGCAGACGCAATGGAACGTCTCGATGGACGGTTTGGTTGGCTTGAAGTACGAGGTTCTGCTGGGTTCCGGAGGCTTGTTTGACCTCTACAATGTGAAAAATCGCACTGATGTGCTTGAGCGTCTTCAGGTAATGGAGGCGACCGTCCTAACCGAATCGAGGAAGCGCTCAAATGGCCGCAGCAGCTGAGAAGATCAAGATCAGTCTTGAGTTTTCCGACTCAGGGGCTGCTGCTGTAGTCAAGAAGCTAGAGAGTTCTTTCCGTGGGCTGACTAATGCAGCCAACCAGCTCGACTCCAAAGGAATAAGCAAGGTTAGAGATCGGATTAAAAGCTTTGACACTGCTGGCAAAAGGAATATCAGCACAATCCAGTCTCAAATTGGTGCTCTCAAGTCATTAAGAGCTGAGGCGCAAATTGGATCAACGCAATTCAAACAGTTAACTGCAGATATTGCTAGATACAGTCAAGAGCTTCAAAAGGCTGAGGGGCGAAAAAGAACTGGTGGCAGACTTGTAGGCGCTGCTAAAAGCGTTGGCGCTGTTGCTGCTGCTGGCGTTTTTGGTGGACCTGAGGGCGCTATTGGCGCAGGTATCGGCGCTATAGCCGGCGGCCCTGTTGGCGCGGCTGTTGGTGGCGCTGTTGGTGCGCAAGTTGGACAGATTAGGCAAGCGCTTGGCGCCACTGCTGAGTATTCAGCAAATCTGGTAAAGCTACGCATCGCGCTGAAAGGCGTAACAACTAGCCAGCAAGAGTATGACCAATCACTGCAATTTATTCAGGAAACCTCTAAAAGGTTTGCGATCCCTCAGGAGATTGTCACCAAGCAATTTACAAGATTGCAGGCATCAGTCCAAGGCGCAGGTGGAGACATCGAGGATACAAAGACAGCCTTCAATGGCATTGTCGCCTCTGTTAGGGCGACTGGTGGATCACTAGAAGATGTAAATTCTGCGCTTGTTGCAACATCACAGGTCTTCTCTAAAGGCAAAGTTAGCGCCGAGGAATTGAGGCAACAAATCGGTGAAAGATTGCCAGGTGCGTTTACATTGTTTGCCGCCTCGGTTGGCAAAACACCGCAAGAACTAGACAAGGCACTAGAAAGAGGCGAGGTCAGTCTTGCTGATTTCCAAAAGTTTGCAGAAGAGATATTCAAAAAGTATGGACTCACGGCAGAAATTATTGCAAAAAGCCCTGAGGCAGCTGGAGATCGACTTGCAGTTGCTCTTTCCAATATGAATGAGTCAGTGGGACGTCTTTTGACCCCTATCGGCTCGGCGTTCCAAGAAGTTTTTGGCGCGATTATTCAATCAATTGCTGATGCAGCAGATGCTCTTGACCGGTTTTTAGGCATAAGTGATGACAACAGGCTCGCTGTTCTAGACAAAAACATACAGAAAGGCAATGAAAAGCTTTTAGAGCTAAATTCTGATATTCGCAGAGCGCAGCTTGCTCGACCTGCAGATTTGTTGGGCGGCGCAGCTGCTATGGGCGGTGATGCAAGCAGTTTGATTTTTGAGAGAGAGCAGCTTGCAAGACAGTTGCAGCAGATGGATCAAGAGCGAACCAGCTTGCTCGCCATGAGAAAACTTAGGGGCGACATCAAGCAAGCAAGACCAGGGACAGGCTTGCCTGGTGCTGGTGATTTAGATCTCCCCAAGGCTCCCAAAGACATTAGCGAAGCGACGGCTAACGCTCAAATTCAAGCTCTTAAAAATCGCGAGAGAGGAATAACTTTAACAAAAGAGATGATTGCTAGAGAGGCAGAACTTGCAAGAGAGGCCGCAAAAGCATTGCCGCCTCAAAAGCAAAGAGTCAAGCTAGTGGAGATTGAAATCAATGAAAGAAATCAACTGCATAAATTGCAAAAGCAAGAAACTAGAGCTGCAAATAAAATCGTATCCCTAAAAGCTAGCTTGTTTAAACTGCTTTCAAAGGCCAAGGGAGAGCAAACCCTATTCAATGAAGAGCAGTTGAAACAGGAAATGATTCAGGCTGAAGTAAATAGGCTAATGATCGTTTACAACGATCTAATAAAAGCAGGCGTAGTTAACGCTGAAGAGCTAAAGAAGGCCCTCAAAGACGCTCTAACTCCCAAAACCGAGGATGGTAAAAGTTTCCACGAGAGCTTTAAGGAAGGCATACAGCAGATGGGTGAATTAGGTGAAAACTTAGGAAAAAGAGTTGCCTCAGCCTTCGGAGAAATGAGTGACAAGCTTGTCGATTTTATCGTCACAGGCAAGGCAAATTTCAAGGAATTTGCAGCATCTGTCCTCTCTGATTTGGCAAAAATATTTATGAGAGCCGCAATGTTTAAGATCTTGACCAGTGCTATTCCAAGCTTGGCGGCGGCTGACGGAGCAGTACTTCAAGGTGGCAGCGTCAAGCCATACGCCAAGGGCGGCGTTGTCGCTGCACCCACAATGTTCCCAATGGCAGGAGGTGATATCGGCCTGATGGGTGAGGCTGGCCCTGAGGCAATTATGCCTTTGAAGCGTGGTGCTGACGGCAAGCTTGGCGTTGAGGTTGCAGGTCGCAGGAATGCTCTAGAGGCGATGAATCGCTACTCACGTCGCAACACTGCTGCAGCAGGTAGCGGCATGGCTTCTGAGGATGAAGCGATTGCAGCAGTGCAAGGATCAGCAGCTCCCATTGATGTTCGCTACACCGTCGAACGTATTAACAGCGTTGACTATGTAACGGCTGATCAGTTCCAAACTGGGATGAGGCAAGCTGCTAGCCAAGGTGCTAAACAAGGTGAGCAACAAACACTTAAACGACTGCAGATGAGCAGCAGTACTCGTAAGAGGTTAGGAATGTGAGCCAGTACGCATTTGGCCATGTGGTGCGTATCAAGCGTAAAGCTGAGATATTGCATCGCTTCCAAAACTTTTTTATCGGCGCTGAAGCGACATATGACAGCGCAACATATTTGTTTGTGCCATTTGGTTTTTCTGGCGTCACGGTCAACCGCACTGGTGACGGACTAGAGGCAAGTTTGGCCTTTCCAAATAACACTCTGTCGCGAGGATTGGCTGATACGGCTATTGGCGACAACTACGTTGTAGAGGTTGAGGTCTTGTTAATTGATTCTGACGATGCTTCTGGAACGCATACCAGGGTTCATTCGTTTGTCGGTCAAGTTGTCAGCGGGCAGTGGGACAACGTATCTTTAAATTTGCAACTCAGTTCGGTGTTAGATGCTGTTGGAACAGACGTACCAAGGCGCTCATTGACACACAACTTGATTGGCAACTTGCCTGTTTCTAACAATGTACGATTGCAGTGATTTAATCGGAACCCCTTATCGGCTAGGAGCTGACGGCAGTGACGGCTATATCGACTGTATTCACCTGTGCTACCAAGCACTGGAGCGGATGGGCATTGAAGCGCCACCGTTTAAGCAATCTTGGTACGAAGCAAGCAAATGGGAGGTTTGCCGTGACCTAATGCGCTGGGGTATGCGAGTTGAAAAGCCTGAGTATGATGGGGACATTCTGCTGCTACCGCAGCAATCCTGGGCATTCGCAGTCACATGGCAGACGGGAATCTTGCACGTCAATCGAATGTCGGAAAGGATTCAGTGGTCTTCGGTCCGATTGTTTACGACGTACCACTGCTTCCGTACGAAAGGCAGTTAATTGAGACGATTGGGATAACAGAGGAGGAGTATCGCAAGTTTGCCGCTGAGGTTAGGCGCAAGGGAGTGGTGCGCCCGGCTGAGTACGCTCATATTCCTGATATTCGTTGCGAGCCTGCAACACAGACTGCAATTCTGATAAACATAGCTATCAGCCTTGTGCTGACTGGCGTTGCATACCTGTTAACACCAAAGCCCAGGATGCCTGGGTCTCAGGACGGCGGCGTTATTGATCTCGGAAGCATAACGGGAGCGCAGCGTTTTACACCGACAAAAGGTTTTGAAACTCTTGCCGAGTTGGCCGACTATAAGGCACCTATTCCGTTTATTTTTGGTTTATATAGCGAAGACAATGGTGGCGGAATGCTGGTCACGCCAAAGCTTGTTTGGTCGCGAATGTTTAGTCATGGAACTCTGCAGCGGGCAAAACTGCTTTTTGTTGTTGGCGAACAGGGAATTGCCACTGATAGCGGTATAACAGCGCCAAGCGAAAAAGGTATTTTCTTGGGCAACAATACTTTAGACCCTGTGTATAGCGACAACTTTGCTTTTTACTGGAAAGGTTATCAGGGGGACAAAACGTACATACGAGCCGCAGACTTGGCTTATGGAACGAGAGGTGAATCTAATGGCGATTCAGACGTAGGTGATGGCGATGATGATTTTGTTTTTCGCGCTCCAACCTCAGGCGAAGAAAGTGATGAAACTGCTTTTTGTCATGCGTTTAGTCCGGTTAACTCGACTCAGTTTGGTATTTACGCGCCAATTGCTAATGGAACGTCCTACAGGCTGAACTACAAAATTGTTTCAATAATTGATGCAGGGGGCAAAGAAGGCAAAGGCGCGGCGATGGCCATGCGCATTAAGGTTGCAGGTGATAACAACAAAGAATTACTTGAGGATAGCCGAGACAGGCAGAAGGGGCCTCTTGGTGATTTGATCGGGCTTGGGCAAGAAGGCGCTGGCAGGAACTATAGCCCTAGGATGGGCATAATTAAAATTACGAGAGGCAGCACAGAGTACAAAACCTCAGGAGATGATTTAAAAAGAACAATATCTGTAGAAGTAGGAGACCAAGCAAGTTTTCTTATTTCAAGCACAACTATTCCTAGAAATTTTTACAAAATAGGAAATGGCAAGGAATCAGTTGATGACATAAATACGAGTGTTCAGGCAATGCAAATTGCGGCTGATGATGCTTTACAGGTAGGTGAGTTATTTGATATTGGGGGATCGACGTGGAAAGTTACTAAGAGGCGAGTCCCTCGCTTTATTTCACAAGCTGAAAGTGGTGAAGAGGCTCAAAGCCAAACAATTACTCTTGAGTGCATTGACACAAGTCAATCGATATACAAACAGGTTGGCATTGTTAGCGAAAAGAAAGTTGTCAATCCCGATAGGGAATACATTGGTGACAGCTTTCCAGACGCTGGGCCACAAAGCATTGGCGAGGGATTTTTTCCTTTGACAAGAGTTGAAACTGCGACTGTTCGCAACAATCGTCCTGCTGTCGTGACTGAGCTTGGAATAAAAAGCACGGTATTCCAAAAGCTAAACGGGCTTTGTGCTTTTAACAGCTTGCCAAGCCCTAACGAGTTAAGAAGTTATGACAAAGACGACATTCAAGTTCAATCTGGAACGATAACTGCTTTTATTGCAAAAGCTTCAATTTTTCGTATTTTTGTAAAAAAAATTGGAGACGAAGAGTTTGCTCCAATATCTAGATTTTTTGTCATTAGAGGATCTCGCCCTGTTGCTCAATACAATTTTGTGCGTTTGCAGCTTACGGATAGTTCAGAGCCTATAGAGCTTGAATATAAGCTTGTGCAAGTGCCAGCATCTGAGCTGCGTAGTGTTCCTGCGGACGAAGCGCTAATTGATCTCTCTCATTCTGTTGCGGAAGGAGCAGGCAGCCTTAAATCGTTTGAGGTGGGGACTGTTGGTAACGTTGGGAAAATGACGGTTACCATCAATGGCGAAGAAATATCAAAAGCTCGCGTAACAGAAAACAAAGAGTTTTTCCGAGGCGATGTTGATACAACGCTTGAGACTACGGGCTCTAATCTGCCTGGGGGCGTCACTGTTCAGCGTAGGCTTCCCGACCATGTGACGGCAGTTCGCGCGGAAACCGTTGAGCGGGAAGGCAAATGGCTTTCAGATAGTGGGTACACGTCGGCTGGGGGCAAGAACGCTGCTTTTGTGTTTGACATGAGCGGGATTGACGCAGACAGTGGCCCTTCTTCTATAAAAGTTGTCACTCAAGAATATATAACCGACAGCCCTAGAAAATGGATTGCTCTTGAATGGTCTTACGAAAGAAAAGATTTGTCGAGCGACCATTGGGCCAGGAGTAAAGGCAAAACAAAGTATTATTCATTTACAAGCGCAAAAGTTCTTGGCAGCACAGGTGGGTTTAGTGAAGGCGAGCTTATTACAGTTAAAAGAGGCAAAGAGACAACCGCCGTCCCGAATCAAAATGGAACGGCTTACAACACCAATACCAACCCGTTTGCTTTCAACACTGACACAGATGACACCATGGAATGGTCAGGCATTACCTTAAAAGTAACCAGTGTTGCAAATGAAATTGTTCCATACCAAAAACAGGGCTTTCTTTATGAAAGGTTTGGGGACCCAGAAAACATTTCGATTGGCGAGACAAGAGAAAACACGGGTGGTTTTCTGACTGGAACTGATGCTTCCCAAACAAAAACAATTAAATATAAGTTGCAGAGCACTGTTGAAGAGGGCAATCTAACTGCAGGCCAAAGCAAGCAATGGGGTGACCCTAGAGTTATTGACATTCAGCCAGTTGGAAGTGGAACGACAGACAACTGGAGCGTGGGAGATACTTTTGACGATGTCGTGGAACCTTCTGATAACAACAGGTTTAAAGTTCTTGATTACGCCACGGTTGGGATACGGCTAAAAATTGGCAATGTTGATCAAGGTCTGATTGTTCCTGTTAACGATGCAGAGCAAAAATTTGTAACACAGACCCAGTATTCAGACATCAGTCTTTATCGAGACTATGTTGACAAGTCGAACGGATCTGAGCCTGAACACGAGCTTGTGTACTGCAACGAAGTGCAAGAGCAGTCCGACGCTCCAACACAGAACAAGCTGGCTCTTGCTGGTTTGTCGCTAAAGGCTACTCGTCGCTTTAGTCGCCTTGATCAATTGCGCGTTTGGCTGGCTAGCGGGGCTGCGGTGGAACGCCTGCATGATGATCGAAGTGCTGCTTACGGAGACAACAACTCGATCGGGCCAAGTAACCTCTTCACGGATTTGGTCTATCACCTGTTGACTGATCAAACAAGCGGCGCTGGGGCGTTGCTCGGCATGAGTAGAGAGGAAAACAATCAACCCTTGGTAGACAAAGACGAATTAGTTAAAACATCAAGATTTCTGCAAACGCACAAGCTTTTTTACAACGGAGCGATTGTTGATCGCACCAATCTTCGCCAGTACATAACCGACGTTGCGCCTTATTTCTTGTGCAATTTTATTATTACAGACGGCAAGTTTGCTTTGAAGCCTGCACTTCCTGTGCAAGAGGCTAGCGGCGAGTACATTACCGGTCCTGTCACGATTAGTCAGATATTTACTGCGGGGAATATCCTTGAAGACACTTTTAAAATTGAATACTTGGCAGCAGAAGAGCGACGCCCATTTAAAGCTGTTGCGCGTTTTCGAGAGCAAAGCAAAGACAAGTTGCCGCAGGAACGCACGATTGTGGTAAAAGGCAAAGGTTCTAAGTACCAAGAAAATGACGTTGACTTGCTTCCTCATGAGCAGTTTGACTTAACGCAGTTTTGCACTTCAGAAGAACACGCCTTGCAGGTTGCCAAATACTTCTTGGTACTTCGCAACTTAGTCACGCATACGGTGAGTTTTTCAACAACGCTCGAAGGGTTAGACATCAAAGCTGGCTCTTACATTCGTGTAATTACAGAGGCAAGTCCTTACAGCAGTGCTAATAACGGAACTGTCGGAGTTTCTGGTGACATTACTAGCGCCACCGAGCTGGCTGATGGAACGTACACCGTCAACTACTACAAGACAGGTGGCGATGACGATGTGCAGGAAGCGTCGATGAGCGTTAGCGGCGGAAAGGTGTCAGGCGACAATGCAAGCGATTTCTACAACGCCGTGTTTACGGTGGTGGACACAACCGTTTCGCATAACGTCTACGTTGTAGAGCAGCTCACTTTTTCGCAGGAGGGTACTGTTGACATTGTTGCTTCAGAGCATCCCTGCGATGATGAGGGCAGGAGCAAACTTGTCGCCGCAATCCAAAACGACGACTTTATTGTGCAGTAATGGCTTTCCCTGAACTCCAGCCCACTGGTCGTACATACGACCCTGGCAGCTACCCCATTAAAACGTTCAAGGCGCAAAACGGCGCTGAGACTCGAATTTTGTATGGGAACGAGCGAACTGAGGTCAAGCTAAGCCTGTCTTACGCCAACATTGGCGACGCAAATGCTGAGTTGTTTTTAGATCACTATGACGAGGTCAAAGGGTTTTTTGAAACTTTTGACTTGCCCGATGCTGCACTTGCGGGATGGGTGTCGAACACAGACGCGCTACGTCCTGAAACGTCTCAAGTAGAGGTGGTGACTTACACAGTCACTGTTGTGGACAGCAGCGGCAACAAGTATCGATTCAACGGCGGTAGTAGCAACGCTGAAACTTTGGAGCTATCAGAGGGCACGGTTTATTTGTTTGATCAGTCTGATTCGTCAAACTCCGGACACCCTTTGCGTTTTTCAACTACCAGCAACGGCACCCACAACAGCGGAACGGAATACACAACAGGCGTAACGACATTTGGGACGCCTGGTTCTGCTGGCGCTTACACGCGCATCAAGGTGGCCACTGGCGCTCCGGTGCTGTACTACTTTTGCACCCAGCACAGCGGAATGGGTGGCCAAGCAAATACGCCTGCCGGTTCGTCTACTGCGTCTACTTCTGGTTCCCAAGCAAAATATCGATACAGCAGCCCGCCCGAAATAGTGCAGGTGCGACCTGGGGTTAGCACTGTTACAGTGAATTTGATTGGTGTGACCACCGACACGACGGAGGATGCGTCCTGATGGCCAAGGTCTACACCGGCAGAGATGGCGTATTGCAGCTTGCTGGAACGACCCTTGCAAAGGTCGTTAATTTTCAGCTGTCGTCAAACCTGGAAACGCTCGAAACTACAACCCTGAACGAGCATATCCGTAGTTATTCGCCGGGTGTGGCTGGCTATAGCGGCAGTGCCACGTTGTTGTATTACAAAGACGACGACGGAAATTTCAATACAGCGGACATTCTCAATAAGCTTTATAAGACCGGCACTGACGGTGTTAGCAGCAGCGACACTGTTGAGTTGACCTTTCGTTGGGTTGATGGAACGGACAACAATGACATCAAGCTGACTGCTTATATCACCAGTGCTTCGATTGGAGCGGCGACTGGTGACATTGTTCGCGCTGAGATCGCATTCCAAGGGACTGGAGCATTGTCTACGGTAACGATCTCATGACGGTATATCTAGGAACTTTTGGTGAAGTTGAGTTAAAGCGCCAGTTCGATGGCTCTGAGATCGAGGGGACGATTGAGGTTGACGACGTAAACGCAACCGCAAAACGATTTAGTTTTGACTTCGACCACGGTCAGCTGTTAACGGGCGACCAAATTGAAATTACAAGCACCGATGATAGCGCTCTTGATTTTATTGATAGCTACACAGATTCAAGCGTAAAAAAGTTTATTTACGTTGACGAGCTAGACGGGATCAGGCTTTACGACAGCTTTGCTAATGCTGTTGGCGGAGGGAAGTCAAACGCAACATCTCTTGCTGCGCCAGGAAACGCGATTCCAATCAAGGTTGCTGTCAAAAACTCTTCATACAGGGTTTTGGGAAGAGTGCAAAGCTATGAGCTAAACACTACTCGCGAAACTGTTGATACCACAACCCTGTCTGACGAGTTTAGGAGTCAAATAAGCACCATTATGTCTGGCTCTGGACGCATGGCTTGCGAGTGGGAGTACACGGGGGACACGACCAATGAGCTGCCTAACTATTTGCTTGAATTAGCCCTCCGCACTAAGGTTGGCAGCTCTTTTGATGGGAAGTTTTATTTAAAAACAAAAGATTATAATCCAGCAAATCACACTAATGCAGATGATGATCAAATTTGGTATGAGGTTACAGGCGTAATAACAGCTTGTGCTGTTCAATTCACTCCAAACAACTTGGTTCAAATTACAGCAGATTTTATTACTACAGGCGAAATTCAAATCCGCATGGACCTCGTAACCCCTGACACTACCTTGACGGAAGGCGGTGATGAGGTTGTACTTGATCAGGACGAGACTGCTAGCCTAGATCTAGACAGTGACGAGTAACCCAGGAGCCTTCGCCGATGGCTGA